CTGGTTCACTGGAGAGAACACACAGGTCCTCCAATACGAACAACAGTACAACAACACCTTTCGCATTGTGATGAATGGCACAGGACCTAATCCACAGCCACCCACCCGTATTGATTTCCGTGATCAGAATCGTTACATCTACATGGCCACTAGTTCCAATCAGGCCACCGGAGCCAAAAACTATGCCAATGCACCTGGCGACAGCGCGGCCAGTTTTTTCTATGATCCCAAAAGCCTCAGCCAGGTCAAAATGCGCATCGTAGGAGATCCGGCCTGGATGCAACAGGGCGAAATCACCACTGGTGTTTCTGCCAGAACCTTTGATTTTAATCCGTACAATCCAGATGGCACCATAAATTATGACAGCCAGGCTGTGATGTTCAGCGTGGCATTCAACACGCCTGCTGACTATAACTTGGCCACTGGATTAGTAGATGTCAATCAACAGCGTCGTGGAGGTCAACCACAAGAGTATTACACCTTCCAGGCTGTCAAGTGCAAAAATATATTCAGCAAAGGCAAGTTTGAACAGGAACTGGAAGGCAAATTGGTCACAGAAAAAGACACACAAGCCAACAAAATTGCGGGCAATCAAACAGCCGCAAGGCCCACCACACCTGGAGCAGGTACAGTGCAAAACGGTGCTGTGAGGACAACCAGCACTCCTACCACCTTGCCCTATGATGGCTCGTTGGGTTATGCTATACAGGACGAAACTGGACAAGTCAGCAACCTACGTCGCAACGAGTACGGTGATTTGTATGAACCAGCGTTGAGCGCCCAGGATTATGTCAATACCGAGGCGAACACAGGCATACCATCACCACAACCAGCCAACCCACCCGAACCACCTGGCAGCAGCGGAGACATTGATGTGTTTGCGGGTCTGGCTGGTACAGATCCAGGATCCACTTCTCAAGGACCACAAATCATAGCCAAGGATGATGCATAATGAGTGAACAAACACCGTCAACCGGTCAACTGCCAAGCAACTACAAAGATCCGTTACCACCCGGAGCCTATCTTGGCGTGGTCAAAAACAATGTAGATTCAGCACGTTCGGGTCGTTTGCAGGTATATGTACAACATCGTGGTGGCGCTGATCCCAACAGCCCGGCCAACTGGCAGACCGTGGTCTACTGTCCTCCATTCTACGGCACCACACCCACAGGTGCCCAGGCCGGCACTGGTGCTTATCTACAAGGCAATCCACAAAGCTACGGCATGTGGTTTACACCTCCTGACATTGGCACACAAGTTCTTATCTTGCAGGTTTCCGGAGAAGCCATGGCCTACTATGTGGGATGTGTGCCTGCCCTGTATGCCACACACATGGTTCCGGCCATTGGCAGTGTGCCCAAAGCGCAGGCGCAAACACAAAATGCCACACAGGCATCATATTTTGCTGGCAGTGATAGATTGCCAGTCACTGAAATCAACGTCACTGACAAGAAGATTAGCCAGAGCCCTAAATATTTTGATCAGCCCAAACCAGTTCACAGTTTTTTAGCAGGTGTGCTTTTTCAACAAGGTCTGATCAACGACCAGGTACGTGGCAGTATAGGCAGCACTAGCCAGCGCGAAAGCCCCAGCAACTGCTATGGTATCAGCACGCCAGGTCGTGCCATATATCAGGGCGGCATTGGTGCTGGCGCCGGCGGCGATGAAGGCATAGATGCCAACCAGCTCAAAGGACTGCCTCCGTCGGCAGCCAAGATCATAGGTCGTCGCGGTGGACACAGCATAGTCATGGACGATGGTGACCTGCAAGGCAAAGACAATCTGGTCAGAATCAGAACCAGCAAAGGTCATCAGATCACCATGAGTGATGACGGCGATTGCTTGTACATTTGTCATGCCAACGGCCAAGCATGGATTGAGCTGGGACAAGAAGGCACTCTAGATGTGTACACAACCAACAGTGTGAATCTACACACACAAGGCACTATTAATATGCACGCTGGCGAAGACATCAACATGTTTGCTGGCGGAAAAATCAATATGAAAAGTACCAAGGGCACTACCATGCAAAGCGACACAGACATGACTGTGTCAAACAAGGGTCAGTTGACCTTGTTTAGTCAAGCTGGCATAGGATTAAAAACTCCAGGCACTTTGGCTATGACCAGTCAGCTGGGCAGTTGGGCCGCCAGTTCTACCTTGAGTTTCAATGGAAACAAACTGAATCTCAACGGCGGCCCCAAGACAGAAGTAGCCACTCCCGCAGGACTAACCAAATACTTGTTGCCCAAAGTTGAATTCAATGCTAGTCTAGGCTGGGTGGCACAACCCACAGGACTAGAAAGCATAGTGACTCGCGCTCCTACACATGAACCATATCCGTATCACAATCAAGGTGTGAGTGTGTCGGTTAAACTGGCCGGCTCATCCCCTACACCGCCACCTGGTGCTCCACCGGTTCCGGCTGGAACAACTATTACTAGAACTCGATGAGCCAATTCAACTATATTCTTCCGTCTGGCGCAGAATTCACCATGCAGACTCCCCAAGGAACCACACAGGATCAGGCTGATTTTATCTTTTACAGTCAGGTTGCCGCAGGTGCCTTGGTAGAGCTTGCGCCAGGTCAAAGTGTTGGTGGAACTACTTCTACCTTGACCAAATTTGAGTTGAGTCGTCTAGATCGCGGCATTGCTGGAGTTGATGACACTGTGATCTTGGCCATCATCAACGGCTTGCCCACAGTTGCCGACATTCCGTCTTTGATTGATATTCCATTGACCAATCCTATAACACAGGCCAGTATAGAGGCCATTGCTGGCACAGGATTCACTGCTCCAGCCATAGGTTCATTGACCAGTAATCAGACTCTAGCACTCATGGCCCAGATAGCCAACACTGTGGATCAAGCCGCTGATGTCATAACCGACACCACCGGAGTTGGCCAATATGGCCTCAGCTGTCAGCAGTTGGAAATGGCTGGATATGTCAAACCTGGCACCTGGCAACGATTTTTGAAAAATACATCCAACACCTTGACCGAGGTACTTGGTGCTCCTGGCATCTGGACTGGGTTAAATGGAATTTTTTCTCTTGATGATTTTCTTAACAGTCCTAATTGATATATAAAATAAAATGACCTTCGCACAAAATAATGCCATGGCAACCTTAATGAAAGACGGCTATAACAGTCTGCAAGCTGCTGGCGTGATTACAACTCCGGCCGCACAATCAGTATCGGCTGTGGTAGGACAGGTTTTTACAGGAACCAACTCAGCACTGACCACAGCAACAACCACAATAACCAACAGTGTAAACAGTCAACTAGCATCCTTGGTTACCAATGCCGGTCAATATGGTACACAACTCACTGCACAATGGGCTAAATCGTTACCAGGCGTAACCGAACTCACTTCTAACTTGACCAGTATAAAAGGTTTGTCAGCATTGTCAAGTCAAATTCCAGGCTTGCCTAGTCTTGGGTCACTTACATCCGGCATAACTCCTGATTTAGCATCAGTCAAAACTGCCATGGACAGTCTGGGCAAAGCCAGCCAATTTGCCGCCACAGCATCCAGCACACTGACCAGTGGATTAGACAAATTGTCCAATCTAAGCGTCAGCAATTTGACATCCAACTTGCCTAGTGTTTCGGCCTTAACAGGACAAATACAAGGACGTGCTCTTGCTGCCGCAGGGCAGTTGCAAGGACAAATAACCGGACAAGCCAATGCATTGTTGGCACAAGCACAAGGACAAGCCAATGCATTGTTGGCACAAGCACAAGGACAATTTAATTCGCTAATTGCACAAGGAGATAGCCTTGTATCAAACGTGCAAAAGGCCGCAGGCTTTGCCAACACAGTGAATCGTGCCAGTGTTGACACAGCAGTTACAAAAATACTTGGTAGTGCTAAAATACCTGTTCCCAGCTTCGGTGCAGACTTGCCCAGTTCAGCCAGTATTGGTGCTGCACTTGATATTGGCCAGGCGCAGACTGTGCTAAAAAATCTGCAAGGTCAAGGCACAGCTCTGCTCACCCAAGCTCAAGGTCAAGGCACAGCTCTGCTCCAACAAGCTCAAGGTCAAGCCAACAGCTTGTTGGCCACCGTTAGAACCAGTGTAAATCAGATAGTTTAACAAAGTAAATACATCATGCCCACATTTATTGGATTCAACACCATAGGTCAAAACAAAAAATTCACAGCCGTGGATTTTGATCTGATCAAAATTGACCTGCTCAATGCCTTTAACATACGTCAAGGCGAGTTGCCAGGACGACCTGGTTACGGCACAGTGATCTGGAATTATTTGTTTGAACAACAAACCCAGGACACACAGTCGGCCTTGGTCAACGAAATACAGCGTGTGTGTGGTGGTGATCCTAGGGTCTATATCAGTGGCCTACAGTTGTTCCCACAAGAAAATGGTATATTGATACAGCTTGGATTGGCAGTAGTGCCCAGCACCACAGCACAGCAGTTGAGCATATTTTTCGACCAACAGACACGGACAGCCTCTTACGTTTAACGGCCCAGTTTATTGTATTGGTAAATACATGAACTGGGAACATTTATGGCCACAACCTCTAGACAAACCGCGATTTTTGGTGTGCAAGACTGGAAACAGATCTATCAGTCCTATCAAGAAGCCAACTTCCAAAGTTATGATTTTGAAACGCTTCGCAAAAGTTTTGTAGATTATCTGCGCCTGTATTATCCTGAAACATTCAATGACTACATTGAATCAAGTGAATTTATTGCCCTGCTTGACGTCATGGCGTTTATGGGTCAGGCCTTGGCCTTCCGTACAGACTTAAACACACGTGAAAATTACCTAGACACAGCCGAACGCAGAGACAGTGTAGTTCGCTTGGCCAACTTGGTTTCATACACACCCAAACGCAACATTGAAGCATCGGGCTATCTCAAAGTATTCAACATCAGCACCACAGAAAATGTCTTTGACTACAATGGCATTAACTTGTCCAATCTCACTGTGAACTGGGCCGATCCTACCAATCTAGACTGGCAAGAACAGTTTACCACGATCTTGAATGCGGCCTTGGTCAACACACAAAAATTTGGCAATCCGGCCAACAAACAAACCATCCTGGGAGTGGACACACAAGAATATACCATAAATCTGGTTCCTGGATATCTACCAGTGATTCCTTACACAGCCACAGTGGACACAGTCAGTATGCCTTTTGAAGTGGTCAACAGCACCAGCCTGGACGAAACCTTTGTGTACGAGCCGCCACCTTTGCCCAATGGCCAGTTCAACATCTTGTTCCGTAACGATCAACAAGGATTTCTCAGCGCCAACACCGGATTCTTTTTCCTGTTCAAGCAGGGAGTGTTGCAGAATCAAGATTTCAACTTGCCAGAGCGCATAGAAAATCGTGCTGTGGCCATCAACATCGAAGGCATCAACAATAGCGATGTGTGGTTGTATCAATTGGACAACTTGGGCAGCATCAGCAACTACTGGGAAAAAGTACAGAGCGTGTATGCAGCCGCCATAGAGCAATTGGCTCCCGGAACTCGCGACATCTACAGTGTGACCAGTCGTACCAATGATCAGATAACTTTGAACTTTGGTGATGGCGTGTTTGCCACAGTACCAGTGGGCACATTCCGCGCCTATGTGCGAGCCAGCAACGGCTTGACCTATATCATCAATCCAGAAGAAATGCAAAGTGTCAGCGTGCCCATCAGCTATGTGAGCCGTACAGGACAGATCGAAACATTGACATTCACTTGTGGTATCACCGAACCAGTGACCAATGCCCAGGCACGCGAAACCATAGCCGAGATCAAACAGCGTGCTCCGGTACAGTATTACACACAGAACAGAATGGTCAATGGCGAAGATTACAGCCAGTTTCCTTTTACCCAATACACCAGCATACTGAAAAGCGCAGCAATAAATCGTGCTTCGATTGGTACCAGTCGCTATCTGGATCTAGTTGATGGCACTGGCAAATATTCCAGCACCAATATCTTTGCCAGTGACGGTGCCTTGTGGGAAAGCAATGACCTGTTTAGTTTTCAGTTCAGTTGGTTGACCACCAATGATATCAGTGATGCAGTAATCAATCAAGTGGCACCATTGACCTTGCGCACCGGCATGCAACAGTTTTACTATGCCAACTTTCCACGTCCCAACATTAGCGTACTGAATCTCACGTGGAATCAAAGCACATCACTGGTCAACGAATGCACAGGATATTTCAAAAATGCTGCAGGCAACCCAGTGCCCATTGGCACCTATGCCAGTGACAATGCCAAGTACATTACCGAAGGCAGTCTGATCCAGTTTGCAGCACCAAGTGGCCAGTACTTCGATGGCAAAAACCGTTTGGTAGTTGGAGTGCCAACTGAAACTGATGACAAATTGACTATCTGGGCCAGTCCTATAGCAGTTTACTTAGAAGGCACTGCCCAGGGTCTTGGCAACTTGCCTTCAGGAATTGGTCCGGTCGTGCTGAATAATTTTGTGCCCACAGGGGCTATTCCAGTGCAGGTTATTCCGGTGTTTACCACTGACATTCCGACCTCGGTATTGCAAAGCGCAGTGACGCAGATACAGTTGAATCAAAACTTTGGTCTGGGCTACAACAATTTGACCAACACTTGGTATGTGATAACCTCCAACAATCTGGCCGTAGATGCTGACTTTAGCCTGGCCAATGCTCAAAGCACCGCAGGAGCCAATCTTGACGCTTCATGGTTGGTACAGGCCACTTACAATGGTTCTTCCTACACAGTGAAATCACGCAGCCTAGACTACTATTTTGGCAGCGTGTTGCAGACAAGATTTTTCTTTTACACCAGCGATCCCATCTATGACAGTCGTACAGGCACGGTTATTCATGACTTTGTCAACATACTCAAAGTCAACTCTCAGCCCGACAATTCCTTGCCCATGGGCACCGACACTGTGGTCAACATCATTGATCAACCAGTGCTCAGCGATGGACTGGTAGACGACTTCCAGGTTGTGGTCAGTTTCAATCGCACCGGCGGAGATTTGGCACCTGTCAATCCAGATTTCTTCAATGATCTAGTTGCACCCTCAGTAAACGCCAATCAAAAATATGTGTTTTTCCGTGCCACGGTGGACTTTGATAATCTCCAGAGATTCCTGCTGATTGAGCCAGGCATAGTCAACAGTGACTACGCAACCTTGACTGAAATACAGCAAGATCAATCACAGTATGTAGTGGGCCAGGTGTTCTATGCCTACAGTGAAGATGTTTTTTATATCTTGGGTGTTGACAGCCTTGACAACCCAACCTTGACATTGACCTATGAATACCAAGCCAAAATAGGTCGTCAAGACTTATACTTCCAGTACCGTCACAACAGTCCATTGACCAGCAGGATTGATCCGGGATCAACCAACATCATTGACGTTTACGTTGTGACCAATGCTTACTACACAGCCTACGTCAACTGGTTGCAGGATACCACCGGCACTGTGGTGGAACCCCAAGCTCCTAGTATCGACGAGTTGATCACGGCTTATCAAGGTCTACAACAGTACAAGATGATATCAGACAATATGATTTTGAACAGTGTGGATTTCCAACCGTTGTTTGGTCAAAAAGCAGAACCAGCCTTGCGTGCCACCATCAAGGTCATACGTGCAGCCGGCAGCACGGCCAGTGTCAGCACTATTAAAAATCTTGTGATCTCCAGTATGAATGCCTACTTTGACATAGCTAACTGGGGCTTTGGAGATATTTTCTATTTCAGCGAACTCAGTGCCTACATACATCAAAACATTGGTAGTGTGGTAAGCAGTGTGGTCCTGGTACCGTTGGATCAAAACAAGAGTTTTGGAGATCTTTATGAAATAAGATCGGCCCCCAATCAGATATTTGTAAATGGCGCCACAGTAAATGATGTTGAAGTGATCACAGCTCTGACCAGTACCAACTTGCAAACTGCACCTGGTAGTGGAGTAATTTAATGGCCCGCCAAGTCCGCAGCGTTGAATTCTTACCAGAAATATTCCAAACGCCGATCAACGAGCAGTTTTTGTCAGCCACCCTGGATCAGCTGATACAGAATCCACGCTACAGTCAAACACAAGGTTTTATTGGTCGCCGCGTAGGTCCCGGAGTCAACGCCAATGACCGATACACAGTTGAACCCACCAAGACACGCACCGACTATCAGCTAGAACCTGGAGTGATCCAGATTGATCCTGAAAACACCAGTCGAGTAGTAGATGCTATAACTTATCCTGGCATCAACGATGCCTTACAATCGCAAGGTGCGTTTGTCAACAATGCTGACAGATTATACACCAGTGACTATTACGCCTGGGATCCTTTTGTGGATTTTGACAAATTTGTCAACTATGCACAATACTATTGGTTACCCGGCGGGCCGTTGTCCGTGGATGTCAGCTCAACAGGAGTGCCTCTCACTGACAGTTTTACTGTTACCCGTGCCAATGGTGTTTATACTTTTTCAGGCCTGTCAGGCACTAACCCTATAATAACTCTGGTCCGCGGCGGCAGCTACACATTTGATGTGGCACAGAATGCCAGCGAAACTGTGAATTATCGTGTGACCACCAATGACGCTAGTTCGTGGAGCATAGATTTTGAACCCAATCCTACTTTGACCTTGGTACGCGGCAATACCTATGTGTTTAATCTAGTGCCAACTGTGCCTTATGCATTTTATATCAAGACACTGCCTACCTTGGGCACTACCAACATCTACGACAGTGGAGTGTTCAACAACGGAGCCGGGCAAGGGTTAATAACATTTACCGTGCCACAAGATGCCCCCGATGTACTGTATTATGTTAATGATATCGAGACAAATCTAACAGGCCAGTTGAACATCGTGGATGGCACACCGGGCACAGGCCCTGGGTTTTGGATTCAGACCGACCCGGGAATCAACGGTCGTATACCGGCCACTCCTAACATCAGCAGCCGAGACGTATTGGGAGTAGAAAACAATGGTGAAGATCTAGGCACGGTCACATTCGATGTGCCTTTGGCCACTGCCCAAAATTTCTATTTCAACATGCCCAGCATTGGCACAGTGGATCTGGTGACTGATCTAGAGTTTGATCAGATCAACAATGTGGCTGTGTCGGTGTTTTTAGAAACCTACGGCGGCATTGATGGTATCACAAATTTGAATGGTAGAACATTGATATTCCAGTACACCAACAATGGCTGGGATCAAACTGTTCTAGATGATCCTTTTGCATCTACACCCATCACAGATCCGGCTGTGCGTTACAGCGTCTGGCGGTGTCAGTACAATTTGATCGACGGCACAGAGTACATACAGTTGACCAGTGTGCAATCCGTGGCTCTGCTAAACAAGTTTACTATTGGATTTGGCAATGTGTATTCCAGCACCAATTGGTACAAGAATGCCGATGGATATTTTGAACAGATGCCATTGTTGACTGCTGATAGAAGTTTATTGTTTTACCAAGACGGAACAGATCCAGAAATATTTGGTCAAATCAGACTTATAGATCCTGAACTGTCTACCTCGATAGATGTGGACACTATCATTGGTTCGCCAACCTATACCAGTCCCAATGGTGTGATATTTTCCAACGGTATGAAAGTGGTGTTTCGTGGAGATGTGATCCCGGCATCATATCAGAACAACGAATACTATGTGGAAGGTGTAGGCACAGCTATCAAACTTATATCTGTGACCAGTTTTGTTACACCAGAAACTTATACAGAAAATCTCAACATACCTTTTGACACCACGCCTTTCGATGTTGGAAACTTTGATGGCAGTCTCAATCAACCCTTGGTGCCGGATTATATCACAGTTAACCGGGACAGCCCAGATCTCAATGCCTGGGCACGTAGCAACCGTTGGTTCCATATTGATGTGATCCAGACCAGCGCCGACTACAACAACACCACACCACTTTTTGACAACAACTTCCGGGCTCGCAGACCCATATTAGAATTCCGTGGTGGTACAAGGCTCTAT